CATAAATTCTTTAGCACGTACACGACGATCAATCTCCATTACCCCTCCATACTTTCCGCTTTATTCTTCAATTGATGATATTCCTCTAAAACACTCTTAGTTATTTCCCAGACTTGTTCAGGTGTCCATTTTTCCCAAGGATGCATTAGTTCCAATTCGCAAAGTCCGCCATATAGCTTTCTCGCTAGCTTTTCAAAACGATCTTTCCTAACAATATTGCCTTCTGAATCAAATTCGAAATGCTCAGGCTTTATCATTGGATCTTGGAATTCTGGTCTGCGTAAATCAAATTCTGTCACTTCTTTACTCATCCCTCAGCTCCCGATTCGCTTTCCAGCTTCATTGCACCTTCTTCTGGATACTCACTTATATAAACGTAGTAACCACTGCCGCTATGAGCTTCATCAAACCAAGCAATTGTTAATTCAGTTTCTAAAAGTTCTGGATCTTTGTTTGGTGCACCAAAGTTTGCTGCTGCATATAATTGCTCACAGGTTAAGTAAATCTTTTTCTCTAGCACCGCCTGAGCTTTGGCTTGAGACCATGCTCCGATGAAAAACATCTTAGCTAAGGCTTGATCATGCCCATTACCATATGCTTCACAAAATCCATCCCACATAGATTCAAATGCACCTAAGCAAGCTTGCTCTTCCTTATTCAAATCTGTCATGCTGCTGCTCCTTAGCTCGGTCTTTTGCTGAATTTGTCAAACGTTGCCATGAACTGATCAACACTGAATTGAATTGTTTTCTTGGCATTGTGCGGTTCAAATTGAGCAGCATATAAAGCCATACCAAGCCACATTACTGAGAATGTGAAAACCTTTGCTGAGTCTTTATCTTGGCTATTCATTTCATCAACCATAGGCCCAATAATTTTCTTAAAAATCTCTTCTGCGATCTGGTCAGAAGTACCGCTAATTGTGTTTAATTCGATTTGTTTCATGCTGCCACCTTCGCTTTAATGCGCTCTTGATATAACTTTGCGTAGTACTCTTGAGCATGTGGAATTTTGTCTTTAAACTTTTGGATCATTGCTTCGTCACGTTTGTAGGTGACAGTTGTTAATCGTTCTCTTAAATCGATTCGCTCAACTAAATCAATTAGCTGCTCTCTATCATCCCAATCATTTGTAAGCTCGATAGGGCAAGGGAATAACCAGAAATCGACCATTGCTTGCTCACAGTCGTAAAGCCACATGTAGCCTTGCATCTGCCAGTCGTAACCAGCCTTCTTTGCCTTTTCTTCTGCCTCATCTTTAAAGAAAGGGTGAGTGCCAATATCCCAAGTGCATTTAGTGTCGATGATCAACTTGTTATTCAGATCAAGAATGTCGCATTCACCAGTAATTAATTCATTTTCCAAACGGCCTTCATGTTTTACATACTGGCGAAAACGAATCTTGCCAGACAGGCTAATTGCAATTTCTTCAAGCGCATTACCTTTAGCCGTGTACTGGTTGCCTTTGAAAGACTTGAACGTGGTCAAGTCCTCCTTAACAATTGTTCTGATCTCAGTCTTAGCTGTATCGCTAAGAACTGAGCCTTTAGTTTTAGGGTCGCCTACAAGTTTATGTAGGCTTGAGCATCGGAATAGCTTCATAGTGCATTTACCTCAGCTATTTGTGCATTAGTAAGTGCATAGCCTTCTAATACATATTCTTTAGTAACTGCATCGGCTTTGATCTGCTCTAAGAGAACCGGGAACTCATTGTCTGGTACAGTTGGTTTAACTTCCTGGACTTCTCCAACTTCCTTCACAGTGACATTTTTAAACCAGTCTTTAGGTGAACTCATGCCATCACGTAAGCTAGTGAAAATCTTGCGAAGCGCAACGATATTGGCTGCTGTAATAGCATCAAGACGACGCTGAATGTAATCTTCAATGTCTTTCTTGGTGACATTAAATTGCTCAAAGGCTACAACAAGTTTTTGCACAGCTTCTGGTGAAGTATCAGCACTTGCATGGATTGTCTTTTCACACTGATTAACTGCATCATCAATTACATCACCGGGTATTACACCTAAGATGCATGCACGAAGACGACGAGCGCCATTATTTGCAACCAATTCATAAATATCGCGTGGATCTGTTAATTTTTTAGATCCATTGCGTGTGTAGCGTATATGTGGAACCTGAAATACCTTTGTTTGACGGGTGTTTGTCTCTACATCCCAAGCAAAAGCTTCAACCGTTGATTCGCCATTTTCAGAAGATAATTCACGGATACCGTACTGAATATTCCCCCAATTCTGAGCAAGCATTTCCGCAAGTCGAATTGATGGACCAGTTACCGAACTACCACCACGAGCATAAGAATAAACAGCCGATTGAGCTAAACCTGGACGCTGGCAAGCGTTCATAATCCGGTCATAAGCTTCAATTGGATTGCGTGGAAACTGTTTAGCAATAACTAAAGCTGCTTGAACCTCTGCAATTGCACGTTGACTATCAGATTGAACTGTAGACATTGCTTGAGTAGTAGGAGCAGCTACTGCAAAAGGGTTCTGTCCTGAGTGTTGCACTGGCGCATTCATAATCTTCTCCTAATTCTTTACGCTTGCGATGTATCTTTTAACTAAAGGGATGAGTTCTCTTTGGGTTGTGAAGTGGGCGCCTTGAAGCCTGTCGTATATCGGGTAAAACCTGTCTTTTACTTCAACCTGTAAAACCTGAAAATCACCTTTGCCATCTCGATACTGAATTTGGTTTTCAATAAGCCAAGACTTGAAATCTTCTAGTTTTGACTTATGGAGTAGGGCGCGTTTAGACATCACCCACCTCTCAACTCTGTAATCTTTTCTTCTCTTGCCAGTTCTTCTAAATACTCATTCAACTTAAGGATTTGAGTAGAAGTAAGGGCAAATGGCATACCTTCGACTGCATCCACATAATCAAAGTCATCGACATGTGGTCGGCTAGATGAATCGACTGTCATTCTGGTGTAATCCACATCTTTCCAGTCTTGGTAATCCAAGCCTTCGCCATATTCGAAAGTGTCGTTTTTCTCAATTCCTTTGACACTTGCCACGATGTAGATGTGCTCTGCGTTAAAAACTGATAAAGAGAACTGAACAACGCCATCCTCAACACCTACATTCATCACTTCAAGGCTTGTGAATACAGCAGCATCAAACGAGATATTGGCTAACATATTCATGAGTTAGTACCTCGTATCTTTCTGAGTTGCTCTACGACTTGCTTTACTTCTTCTTCGGTGCGCCATGCTCCAAGAGGGTAATCATTGCCATCTCTATGCAACATTTGAGTAATTCCACCGTCTTGCACACCACTAATAGTCCAAACCCAATCATTGTCCTTCGGCTCAAAAGGCTTCGGCAGCTCAAGTTCAACCTTGATGGTTTGGGGTTTGAGACGGAATTCATAATCCTCATTGTCGAAAACGCCCAATGAGTAATCATTACTTATATCAATAAAGCCAAAATGGGTATCTTTTTTATTGATCTGCAAAGCTTCACCATTTGCCCATGCAAGCTTCGCCTCCGCACCGCTAATCAAGGCTGGGTCTTGGGGTTTGGTGATTGGCTCTAGGTCATTTGGGCAGTTAGACAAAACCCACTCGCCATTAAACATGTAGTATTCATTCTCACCTTGTTTTAGGTATGGGGTATTTGTTCTGAAGTTCTTGTGTGTCGCATCCTTCACATCATTACGCTTCAACACAACAAGGTCTTGAAGCTGAGGGAGGGTGAGTTCTTTAAATCTATCTCCCAATCCTCCCCAAACATAAGGAGACAAATAACAGCAATTTGAGTTTTCTGCATATAGGTGTGAGTACCAATCTCCGTCTACTGGATAATCGCCAGCCCATTTAAAACCTAATTGTTCAAACAACTCCTGAGCCTCTTTGCTCTCAGCTTCATCTTTAACTTTGATTTTGTAGTTATCCATGAGACTTACCCCACATTCTTTGCAACGATAAGGGCAAGTACAATTGCACCCATCAGGAATGGAGAGAACAAAGCAACTAACTTTGCCCAGTCTTTAATGTCAGCAACATGCTGTGCAAATACAGATGGAACCTGCTCAGCCTTAGTTGGATGACGATATAGAATTTGACTAGTTTGTGATTTTTGATTCATACTTATCTCACTCATTGAGTAAAAGTCCCGTCGGTCGAATGTCAGGGACTTTTTTGTTATCTGGTGAGATAATATTAACTATGGTTAATTTTTTAGTCAAGAGAAAAGTTAACAATGGTTAATCTTTTTATTAACTATAATTCATGCTTTAATAGACAAAAGAAAACCCACACGGGGTGGTGGGTTTTTTATCAACTTCGACGATTATTCTGAAGAAGAATTAAATCTTTGCTTAAGATCTTGAGTTAATTTTTCAACATCTTGAATATAATTATTTCGGAAGTCGGGATTATCAAAAATATTATTTAATGTGTCAATAAGTGATAATAAACCAGACATTGGTAAGGCTACTGTGGCAGAATGCACAGCAGTATTTTGATTTACTTTATGACCAAGCATTAATTTCACAATATTATTTTCTATTGCAATCTGAAAAACTTGATCTGCGTAAATAGGTTGTAAACTAGGATTTAATTGTGTATTGATTACTTCTGTAACTGTTTCATGTCTGTTAGCGCTGCTCATATCCGACCTTTATTTCTTGGTTAACATTAAAATAGGATGAAGTAGTGTTCGGTAATGTATTCACTTCTTGAGCTACAATATTTATAGTTTTGCCATTGTTATATCTTGAGGAATTTACGCTTATATAAAATTCCTTTTCATTACCAGATAAAACATCCTCAACTACTTGTTGACCTGTTTGTAAATCAAAAAGAAAAGTTGTTTTATTCCTATGTGATTTTTCAACCAAATGGGCTTTCTTTCTTTCACGATCAATTTGCCAAGGTTGTTTTGGTCTCTCATAATTTTTATTATGAAAAATTACATCAAAATCATAACCTAATAGCCGAGAAATCTTGGAAATTGTTTTAATAGTGAGATTCTCTTCTCCAGATAAAACTTTTGTAACTCGACTTTTTTTCCAGCCTAGTTGTAATGCAATTTCTGAACGAGTCATATTACTATGACGTAACAGTCCAACTAAATGGGATGCAACTTGCTCCATTTTTACAATGGATATATCTTCATGCTCACATGAGAACAAAAATAATTTATTTGTCATAACAACCTCACCAGGAATGTTTCCATGTCGGCTTGATACTTAAAGATGGCTCTAACACGGTTATCAATGATTGTCTTTTCAGATTTATCAATCTTGTCTTTTCGCTTAGGTGATAATCTAAATAAAACAATGTATGCATTAACAAAGACCAAATATAATCGAAGGCTAGCTTTTCGAATTCTGTATACTGGTACATCTTTGTCATCTAATTTAACTACACATGCTCTATGCAACTCAGAAGAGTCATAGAAATCAAATAGTTCAGTTGGTTGTTCACACATTTCGCAGCGAGATGCTAATTGAGTGAATAATCGCAATACATCACAGTTGTCTCGTTTACTATGTAATGAAAATTCAGCCCTATCTCGGTAAAGAAATACATCACGTTTATCCATTGATGATGAAAGCATATAGACCCTAATACAGTCTGGTATCATGATTGGCTGAAGATCATCAGGAAAGCCAATTTCACTCCAGCGAAAGAAGTATGGGTCTATCATTTCTGCAAAGTTACCTTATAAGTGAACTAATATCAATTGCCATTTAATAAAAAATTTATATATAGATTGTATCGAATCTACTACTTTAATTAGCTTTGGGATGTTCTTGTCTGTGCTGACTTGGCGGCACGATATCTGTAATAGCGGTAATACTTTCAACTTCATCCATGTCAAAAGATAGGCGTTCGCTACCGTTAACAGCCAATAAACTTAAAACACCACCATTTATTCCTACAAATTCCTTAATTGTGCATCTTCCGTCCTTCAAACACACCTGAACAAATTCTGTTGGCACAAGTTCCGCATCAGGGTCGCATACTACATACCAGCCATTACGAATTGCTGGAAACATGGAGTCGCCAGTGCCTTTAATGCCATAAGCTCTTGGACCCGCTGTATGAGTTGGAACATAGCCATCACCCGCATTTCCGTCATACCCCATATCAGTGAAGTACCCATCCATTCCCATCTTTGAATAAGCTTTGACGGGAACGTATCTTTTTTGAATAGGGAATGGTTTATCTGATGTTTGAACAAACTTAACAGCATCTTCACTATCTGGAATATTGTACTTCTGCTTAAAGGCTTCAATGTCAATAACATTTAATTGAGGTAAATTGTTCGATTCCTGTTCAACCGGTCCACCATAAAGCAACCAATCGTCACTCACACCTAAAAATTTCGCAATGACTTTCAAGTTTTCTGCTGTAGGAACGCTAGTGCCATCTAGCCATTTCTTTACAGCAACAGGAGATTTTTTTGTTGCTCTTGCTAAATCAGCGGCTCTTAATTTTTTTTCTTCAAGTTTTTGCCTAATTCGAGAGTGTAAAGACATAACAAATATTCCAAAAACATTAACTAATGTTAATACGATCTATTGAAACTATGGTTAACAAGTGGTAAATTTGGTTTATTAACTATAGTTAACTTGGTGTAACCATGAAAATTAGTGATCTCATGACATACCACGGCTGCAAAAATCGGAAAGAGTTGTCTGAAAAAACTGGATATTCAACTGTGACCCTCTGGAAGTGGGAAAACAACGGTATACCAGCCAGAACTCAAGCAGTCCTGCAAGTCAAAACCAAAGGCAAACTTAAAGCCGATTTACAAGCATTAACCGCTTAGGAACTAAACCATGAGCAAAGTATCAACCGAATTGAGTGCAAGTGCCAGAAATGGCGTATCCCGCATATTGCATGGCCTTGATATAAGCAATCAAAAAGAGATTGCTGAACATTTAAAGGTTGATCCAAGCACTATTACTCGGCTTAAAACAGACAAGAAAAACAATGGTTTGAATGAGATTGAAATGTTTTGCGAGCTATTGAGTTTGCTTGGATTAAAAGTCGTTCCTAAAGATTACCAGAGCATTGATAAGGAACGTGTTGCTGCACTTTTAGTCATGTCTAAAAGTTGGATGAACCGTATAGAAACAGTTGATGACCTATTTCATGACGAAATCAGTGGTCAAAAGGAAAAACTTGGATATTAAAAAACCACTACCTGCGCAAACAGGAGTGGTTTATAGGCATTCAGTCGAGATGAATCAAATGAATAAAACTAATTTATCAAATCAAACAACCGAACGCAACCAGCCAGAATTTTTAGTGGGTGACGTTGTAGTACTTACTAAAGAGTGTCGAAGTTTTAAATCAAATGATTTGTTTGAAGTCAAAAATAAAACCCTGACTAGTTTATGGACTATCAAATCACAAAATCATTTGTTTCTGGTTTCATCAAAAGAAATACGAACAGCAACAGTTGCTGAACTTAACGCCAAACGCCGACTAACAAGCGCTGAGCAAGCATTAGCGGAGGTGTCATGAACAGCTTTACACAGCAAATCAAAGTTTCTCGTCAGCAAAGTGAAATCCAATCTTTTTATGAACCTGCATTGCGAGTACTTGGGCACCTGTTTGAGGTGAAAAAGCAAAATTTACGCAACAAAGGTTATGACGAAAATAATGCAGCGGTAACCAAAGTTGAATTTTCAGAGGCTATGGCTCGTCAATTTCGCATAACGCAGTGGTTAGCACAGCAGATTGTAACCAGCTTAACCAAGGCGTGTTTGATTGATTCTTTTGGAGGTTATGTTAAGCCAAAGGATGGTGAAAAGTGAGATATGCAGCAAAAAGAAAACAGGATATTTCCGTTTCTACCACACCGCTTGAGGTGGTAATTCCACTGGAACAACCAGTAAAGATCTATTCGGCTAAAGAATTAGCAGCTATGCCACTTTCAGTTATGAATGCCGCAATTGAGGCTCAGGAAAGATTTTATCAACTTGAAGAATTAACCCATATGGGGGGGCAGGCTATAGCAGTTCGCCGTCTCATGGAGGATGGGCACAAACTAATTCAGGTGAAAGAAAAGTCTCGTATTCGCTACAAAATCAACAACGAATTTATTCCTCCAAGAATTATTCGTCAGTTGGAAATGCGCGGTCTTGTAAAATTAGGAGTAGTCACTGATGTATAAATATCTCCACCATATCAGCGACTTTATGGTTGCTACAGCGCACCTTAGCCCAGTTGAAGAGTGCTTTTATCGCCGTGCTCTCGATTTCTATTATTTGAATGAAAAACCATTACCCAAAGAAACCCAGTCGGTTTTTCGTCGGTTACGTGCAAATACCCAAGAAGAAAGGGATGCAGTATTAATTGTGCTGCAAGAGTTTTTTGTGGAAGAGGAAGACGGGTTTCACAACAAACGTTGTGATTCAGAAATCGCCGCTTATCAAAAAGTAGGGGATAAAAATCGTGAAAATGGTAAGAAAGGTGGGCGTCCACGTAAGGAAAAACCAAAAGAAAACCAAAGTGAAGGCGACTCGGTTAATTCTGAAAACCCACAAAAACCCAGTGGGTTAATTTTGGGTTCTGAAAGTGAAAGCCAAAAAAACCTTAACCATAAACCGTTAACCGATAACCAATATATAGATAGTAGTAGTAATGCGCGTGAAGAAAATTCGCAATTTACACCAATCCAATTTGCTCAGTATCAGATCGATGATCACAAGCGTTACTCAATGCGTGAATTCATTTCTGAATACAGCGAGTTTCAATACGATTTCATCTCACTTGCTCAACAAAGATTTGTTTCTGTACCTGAAATCGACTTGAGAACCATGATTCAAAATTTCGGTGACTGGTACTTTGCAAACGAATCTAGTTCATTGAATACACCAAGCATCTGGTTGGTTAAGTGGTTCTCTTGGGTTCAAAACAACGAGAAACAAGTTGCTGCTAACCGCAAGAAACAAGAGCAAATCAATTCAGCTGGTCAAAAACCACAAGAGTCGGGTTACTTCGCTAATCTTTTTGAAGAACAGAGCGAATCTCAAATCGTGGATGTAACCCCAGCAAAAAAGTTTCCAATGATTGAGGAGGTAGGTCATGCATGAGATTACCTTGAACGAAGTGCGTCAATTAATCGCATCTCTTCGCACTGTTTACGCTGCTCAGTTCAATAAGCAATTTCCAGCAACAGGCGAAAGCGCAATTCCTCTGTCAGTGGTTGAGCAAATCGCACTTAAAACACTGGTTGGCGTTCAACAAAACCAATTTAACAACGCACTTGCTCGATTACTTACAGCAGGTGGACGTTTTATGCCGTCATTTGCTGAGTTTCGCACCTGGTGTATTGGTGAAAGTTGGATGTCTCCAGAGGAAGCTTGGTCACGTGCATGTAAGTTTACGACTGACAGTACCGTGGTTATTACACAAATTACAAAATATGCATTAGACGAAGTGATGTATTTGATCGAAGCCGGCCAAATGCGAGCAGCTCAAGATAATTTCTTCGGAACCTACAACGTGATGGTGGCTAAAGCTCAATTGAAAGGTCGTCAGCAAGAGTTTTACGCTCCACCGCTACAACTAGAACACAAAGAACCTAAACACGTTCCTGTGAGCAATGACGAGGCTCAAAAGCATCTCAAATCATTGATGGAAAGATTAAAAATCAATGGTCGTAAACCTGCACCAGTTCAAAAACTTGAGGCAAAAGAAAAAGAGCCTGAGCTTATAAAAGAGTTGGGCCCTGATCCTTTCGATAATCCACACGAATACGCAGAGATGTGCCGTCGGGAGGGTATGCCAATCCCTAGAAATATTCTTCAGCTAATTGATGGGGCGAATGCATGAAAGCATCTAAATTGATTAGAGATAAAGGACTGCAATACGCGAAGGAAATCGTAGATTCAGCACCTTCTAACGCAACTGAATGGAATGAAGGTTTCGAGTTCCAATGTGGTCAAAGTGTAGAGATTAGCAAGGCTGATCGAGAAAAGTATTTTGTAGACCTTTCTGAACTCAAGCGTCTGGTGGAGTCTTTGGGTTATGTAAGCAGATGGGGCGGCATTGAAAGATGCAAGAAGCTTTACTTTGAAGCTCCATTCAAAAGAGACAAGCACATAAAAGATTTAAAGCGATACATCCGCGATTACGAATCAATATACGGGGATAGTGAAAATGCATAAATGCAACCACTGTGAAGCTGAGCAATTAATTAATTCGTATGGTGGTCTTCCAGAAGCAAAGGCTTACATGAGGCGTTATTTCATGCTGAATGGAGGATTAAGAAATAAGTATCCAAGAACAGGCGCTTTGATAACTCAAAAGATGAATGAATTGCAGAGCGCGATTTTAAATGTAGAGGGCTTAAATAATGGACAGTAAATGGATTGAAGCGCAACGCCGTGAAATGGAAAAGCTTATTTCACCAGAGCTAATCAAGTCGAGAGATTTAGCACGTCAAAGTTACTTCGATCATATGGAAAAAGAAATGGCTGACCACGTATCGCGCTCAATTGAACCACTCAGCGGTAAAAAGCAAAGCACTCTGGTTGAACTAAGGGAGTCAATTGAAAAACTGGCTCAGAAGTATAAACAAGATGCTCATTCATCCAGCCTTTTAGGTGATCAGGATAAAGCGCGAGTTTATAACTGCTTTGCTAATCAATTGGACCATTTGCTGAAAGGTGGTGCTTGATGTCATCAGTCAGCATTGCTGAATACCGCAAGTTATTTCCGATAAAGAAAAATAAAAAGCGGCGTTCAGCAAAGCAAGTTGCCAGACAACCAAGTGTGGGTGAAATGGTTCTGGCAACACATTTAAAAGCATGCAAGATCAGTTTTGAACAGGAATATAAGTTCCATCCTGAACGCAAATGGAGAGCAGATTTTTTAATAACGGGTACAAAGATTTTGATTGAGGTAGAAGGCGGGATCTGGAGCGGAGGCCGTCACACAAGAGGCAAGGGCTATTTAGGGGATATGGAGAAATACAACTCCGCAGCAATGATGGGTTTTACAGTTTTACGGTTCAGCACAGAGCAAGTGAAAGCAGGCGTGGCGATTAAACAAATTGAGCAATTGGTAGGTGAAAAATGAGTGCAGTTTTAAAAACACAACAAATGGATTGGTCTAAATATACTATTGACGGTTGGTTAGAGCAGTTTGGCGCATGGTGTGAAACAGTTAGAATGAAAGGGGGTGATTTGCCAGATGGGCTTCATATCAATCAAATTTACTGGTTGATGCGTGAAGCTGGCAAAGAAGTACAAAAAAGTAAATCTTATATTCGATGTGAGATCAGTGATTATGAGGCGGATCAAATTCAAGCACTTTTACGAAGTCTATTAAATTCTGATAAAACAGATTTTACAACTAAGTTTGCATTAATTTGTTTAATTAAAAATAAGGTTGAAAATAAAGGATTGTTGAAGGTTGCTCAAGAAACAAACCAATCTAAAGCTCAGGTCGCAATTATGGTGAGTTGCGCTAGATTTTATTTATTAGGTCATGATAAAAGATTAAGACAAAATGGAGGTTCAAATGAAAACATACACTGTAAAACTATATGAAGGCGTTAGTCGGGAGAAAGTTAATGAAACTTTGAAATACTACCCTGATTATTTTGGTAAAATATCAATAATTACAAATGTAATTAATAATAAATTGCAATTAACACTAAAAGCATTTGAAGGAATCGACGTTATAACTGCCAATGATCTAATGATTAAAATCGTTGAACGTTTAAAAGCTTCTCAATTAGTAGAAAAGCATAATTTAGACTTGTTGACTGTCTAGACGCTTTATGGCATATTTTTGATATAGTGGACGAAGTATAAGTAATTCACTGATCTAAAGCTCATCGTTTGATGGGCTTTTTGTTTTTATACTTGCTAGATTTCAATTATGATTTAAAATTAAATCAGGTGGCTCGTCGCCAAACATCGCCACCTGAAATTCTATTAGAAATGATAGTTATTTGTTTGTGTCACCTCCATATTAATTAATTGTAGAGTTGATATTGTGTTGTACTGGTGGTGGGCACCAAGCGCCACCAGTGCAATCGTTAAAAGCGCCCCTTTTCTTTGCATTAAGTAATGTTCCTTTGATTTAATGGTTAGATTTACACCACACATTAGCTGTCTTCATCCTAAATACATGGTCGTTACATTATAAATCATCTAAATTGAATGCTTGTCTAAATGTTAAGCGTTTAAGAATGCCCACTTAAGCATGTTTATATTTATGCTATAGTCCAGTCTAATTAGAATTTGGTACTTAAAATGAATATCTGTGTTGGTGGTGAACTAGATGGGCAAGTGATAGAAAAAAAGGGGTGTTAAGAACAAAGATGTATATAAATATTAGTAAATTATAAAATTATTAAATAAATTCAAATATTTAAATTAAAAATAAGTGATAAAACTTTAACAATATTTACGTACGTGATGAATTTAGTAACTCAAATAAACATTATTTTAGACGGATAATTATAAAAAACGGAGTACAAATGTCATGAATAAGAATGTAGAGCTAATAAATTACATTGATGTAGCTGAGACAGTTTACGAACGGGTATATGAAAATAATAAAATTTCAAATAATTTGATTGTTAATCTAAATCGCATTATGGCTGAGATAAAGAATCAAGCTGCAGAAAAAAAACTCAAATTGAAGTACAGCTCAATAGACTTTGAATATTGTTTAAGTTTGCCTTTAGCTGATCGCAAAATAAAAGTAGATTTAAGCCTTATACCTCATTTTGAAGATCGTGAAGAAAGTATTTTGTGGTTAACTAACTTTATTGGAAAAATTTGTGAGCCCAGAAAGATGCAAAGACAGAAAAAAAACTTCATTAAGTACCTGTGAATTTTAGATGAACAGCCCTTAAAGCGGTTTTTTATTGCTAGTAGAATATTTAAGGTATCTTTTCTAATAGGCACACACTATTAAAGTGTTTTTTATTTATTTTTTAGATTGAAAAGATTGCTATTTAAGTAATTTAAATATAAAAATCTTTATTGATTGAGAGTAGTTGTTATACAGGATATTTATAAGGATTTTAAAATGACAATTATCACATTGCTCGATGTTAAGACGAAGAAGAAGGTGATAGTTCGGTCCGTAATAGACCCAATAGCAAGAAAAGACAAAAAAGGGAATATACAAATTATTCAAATTCATAAATGGCTATATGATGAATCTGGAGATTTCGTTGATGAAGACTTATATGAGGCACTCAACAATGGAGAAGTTGGAATATACATAACTTTGCAGTATATGATCATTAATATTGAAAATTAATTATTTTTTATTTTTAGTCAGTTTGAGTTCTTACTCTCTAGAGCCTAATGGTTACTGCACATAAGACCTTATTAAGTATTACCTATTGATGGGCACATATTCTTTATAAGTCTTGATAATTAAAAAAATTATGTAGGCTAAAAATAAAACCATTTAAAAAAAGAAATCTTTATCTATTTAAATATGAATATTTGATGTTTTTAATTCAATCCCTATTGCTAGTGCTTAAATATTATGCCAATATGAAGTTGGAGATATTTCCGAATAGATATTTCCTATTTCAGGTTTAAGCGTTTTTTTCGCTAAGTCCATTTCTGAATAAAAATAGGAAGTGGGCTTTTTTATTTTTAAATATTTCAGTATTATCAGTGTGTTGCTTTAAGTAACACTAAACCTTATTGATCAGCGCAAATATCAAAAAGGGGGAGCTTGCCTACTAGGCAAGCTTTTTAAATTGATGATTTAAACACAATAATCCATTTTAAAGCTCAATAGAAAGATCAAACTTCCATAGCTTTTATTCGTACTAATTTATTGAATATAATCGTTTTTATAATTTTTAAAATTTCCTTAAACTAAAAATGGAAAATTTCTTGTTGCAACATTGTTATAATAGGACTACCTTAAGAAAAATACTTTATAAAAATGAGGAGCTGCTGAAATGCCACAGTATCTCATGTTTGCGGAAAATATTTATAACAAAATTAAAGATGAGGAATTGTTTTCACATGACTGTATTGAAAATATGAACTTACTTATGACATGTATACGCAGAGAAATTGAGGGAACAGAATTTAAATTAAAATTTAATTTTATTGATTTTGTTGAATTGTTTAGTAGACCATTAGATGAATGTAAAGTAAAAATAGATGTTAGTTTGATTCCTCCTCATAATTCAGAAGGTGAGTATATTTTATGGTTAGCTGGATTAATCGAAAAAATTACAGAAGGTGGACCTAAACCACCTCCGCCTATAAAGAAGTTTATTCCAGAGTATATGAGCTTGAAATTTGAATTAGATTTTTTACCCTTAAATGAGGAAAAAATTCAAAACGAAGGTAAAGAAATTACGGATTACTTTAATTCAAAGCTTTATAAGGCAACTTTTAAGAAGTAATACTATATTGCCTGTGAGTTTAGCCACCGCCTAAGGGCGGTTTTTTTTATGGGTAAGAATAATGGATTCTACAGAATACTTTTGGCTTACTCGGAAAAAAGAACCTAAAACTAAACCTAAAAGCCGGCCATTGCCTAAGGCGAAGCAAAAATATCTCGAGGCTGAGGCAACACTTAAGGAAGAGCTTGAGGATTTGGCGATTGGATTTGAAAGTAAGTTTCAGCCGATCCATACCAAACACTGGCGCTTTGATTTTCATATAGTGAAATTGCGTTTGCTCATTGAAATTGAGGGTGGTCCCTGGTCTGGTGGGCGTGGTGGAAAGCTGTCAAATAAAGCATGGAGTCTTAATCGATATGATCATGCTGAAGAGATGGGTTACAAAATAGAGCGCTTTCATCCAGATTCTATTTTGTCGGGATATGTCATCAACTGGATAAAAAGTGAATTAGCGAGAATTGAAGATGGAGCAGATCAGACCATTTCCACCCACTGATTTTATTGATCAAGCAGATGAAGAGGAAGCAATTAGATTAACACCGGCACCGGATCTAAAAAACTGGGTTGTTGCTAATTTTCTTACGCTTGGTGGACCTTTACATAATCCCGATCATGATCACATAGCTGAGCTGCTCCACGATAATGAAGAATTTTTAGCATTTGCTTGGGCCTCTTCTGCATATAAAAGCAAGCAGGCGATGGTGCTGGGGCAATGTGAAAAAGTCATGTTCAATGTTGGTGGCTGGCGCAAAGCTAGACAAGAGCAACAGATGCGAGACTGGTTCGGCTTTGTGCCAACTTATTTAATCACTGTTGATGCTACCTTTTGCGATAAAGCAAATGATCGTGAGTTTTGTGCTTTGCTTGAGCATGAACTCTACCATATAGGCGTAGAGCGTGATGAAAACGGCGAGATGATCTTTAGTAGTTCAACAGGTTTACCTAAGCATTATTTAGCTGGGCACGATGTTGAAGAGTTTGTTGGTGTAACTAAACGGTGGGGGGCTAGTCAAAGCGTTAAACGTATTGTTGAAGCTGCAAAGAATCCGCCGTTTGTTTCGAATCTTGATATTTCAAAATGCTGCGGAAACTGCGTAATCAACTGAGCCGAATGGCTCTTTTTTTTGCCTATTTTGTTTTACGTAGTTTTACGAAGGGGCAATTATGGCAACACTTAAAGAGCCTATAAAAATCTTTATAGTTCAGTCTCTTGCTTGCTTTGATACCCCTCAGCAGGTTGCAGATGCTGTAAAACAAGAATTTGGAGTCGAAATTCTAAGGCAACAAGTGGCGGCATATGATCCAACAAAGCCAGCAGGGAAAAATTTAAGTAAGAAACTTACTACTTTGTTTAATAAGACTAGAGCAGATTTTCAAAAGAATGTTTATGACATCCCTTTAGCTAATAAAGCTTACCGACTTAAAGAGCTTCAGAAGATTTATGAAGACTGGAAGAACAACAGACTTATGAAGCAAGGGGTTATTAAACAGGTTCGGGAAGAAATGCAGGGTTATGACCTGATGTTATTAAATCTTGAGTTAAAGCAACTTGAGATTGAAAAGTTAAGAGAGGGTGAAGGTGATGAAGATCCAACACCAGTCAAGGTAACTATTCAAGTTGTGGATGCGAGTAAAAAAGATGCCGAACATCAATCCGACACTGAATGTACCTCAGGCTAATTTTTTGCAGATGGAAAAGAAGTTCCGCGCATTTGTCGCTGGCTTTGGATCGGGAAAGACTTGGGTTGGATGCTCCAGTTTATGCAACAAAGCTTGGGAATTCCCAAAAGTACCTTTGGGTTATTTTGCTCCAACTTACCCGCAGATTCGCGACATTTTCTTTCCAACTATTGAAGAGGTTGCTTTCGATTGGGGGCTTAAAACTAAGGTTTATGAAACCAATAAAGAGGTGGATATCTATTATGGTCGGCAATATCGAACTACAATCATTTGCCGGTCTATGGAGAAACCAGCAACAATTGTAGGTTTTAAAATTGGCCACGCCTTGATTGATGAGCTTGATGTTATGGCCAAGGTCAAAGCTCAACAGGCTTGGCGTAAGATCATCGCTCGTATGCGTTATAAGCAAGCTGGTTTGCTCAACGGTATTGATGTGGCCACTACACCTGAAGGTTTTAAGTTTACATACGAGCAATTTGTTAAAGAGGCAAATAAATCAGAGGCTAAGCGTAA